ATGAATGAAACTGATAAAAGCATTGTCTCCCTATTTATTATCGGCACGCTGATTGCCGTCGGCAAAGTGCTGGCAAGCAGTAAACCCATCACACTCCGACTATTTGTAGGGCGTGTGATGCTGGGAGGATTCGTCTCGATGATGGCGGGTATCGCACTGGTTCAATTCCCCGACCTGTCACCTGTTGCCATTAACGGCATTGGCGCAGCACTTGGCATCGCTGGTTACCAGGCTATTGAACTGCTTATTCAACGCCGTGTTCAACAACTGAGCGAACAGACCAAATCGGGGGAAAGTGACGATGCCCACTAACTCCCCCAATCTAACTGCCTTTCTGGATATGTTGGCATTTTCCGAAGGGACGGCAACGCACCCACTTACCCGTAATCGTGGCTACGATGTCATTGTTACCGGCATTGATGGTAAGCCAGAGATCTTCACCGACTACCATGATCACCCCTTTGCTAACGGCCGCCCGGGAAAAATCTTCAACAAGCAAGGACAACGCTCGACTGCCGCTGGGCGCTATCAACAGCTCTACCGCTATTGGCCGACATACAAAGCGCTGTTAAAACTACCGGATTTCGGGCCCGATTCACAAGACACGCTAGCTATTCAGCTAATCCGGGAACAGCGGGCACTGGAAGACATCTCACAGGGTCAGATCGCCAGCGCCATTACTCGATGTAGCAATATATGGGCTTCATTACCGGGAGCGGGCTATGGTCAACGCGAGCATAGTATAGATCGCCTCCTTACCGCCTATCAGCAAGCGGGAGGAGAACTGGCATGAAAAGCAGCATGATCATTGCTGCCATCATAATGCTACTTAGCGCTGGAATCGGTGTGCAGTCCTGGCGGCTGCACACCAACCGGCAGTTGACAGAGCAGCAAGCACAAACACTGTCGTTGCAACAAACAGCACTGAATGAAAAATCCAGCCAGTTAACAGCGCTGTCTGAGCAGGCTGAACGTAGCAACATTGAGCAGGCACGTTTACGCGATATGGCCGCAGACACCCAGGTGGCTCTTTCCGAGAGGCAAAAAATGATAGTGAGATTACAACATGAAAATGAAGCGCTTAAACGCTGGGCTGATTCTGAGCTGCCTGCTGATATTATCCGGTTGCGCCAGCGCCCCGCCCTCTCAGGTGGCCGTGCTTACCGTGAATGGTTGTCCCAGACTGACTCCCTGCCGGTTCCCACCAGCCAACCCACAAACCAACGGTGAATTAAACGCCCTGCTGGATGAAACTGAAGCCGCACTGGCAACCTGTGCCGACCAGGTGGATGCAATCATCGAGTGTCAGGCAACAAGTAATGTTGCAAATGGCAGCATGACTCTACCAGCAGCTCAAGTGGCCCAGGCGCGGAAGGAACCGTAATAATGCTCCATTATTAGGTGGTTGATTGAAAGCCACCTTTTTTGTATCTGAAAAACGGGGGCGACTATTTGGGCTGTCACTGACATCGCATAGGCTTCAGATAGCGCGTACAACTATCGGGCCGCTGCTTAGAGTTTTGCATATCTACGCACCTTGAATCAGGGGCTTTGTCGTTGCCAAACAGTGACATCGCTGGATGTTGCGACCGCCATAAACTCCCCATTCCAGGAAAAGCCCATACTGAGAATCTGGTCGCGGAAGATACGGCAGCACCCAGCTTGATGGCCGTTAATAAACGCTGACTTATTCGGCGGGCAAAAATAAACGTCTTCATCAGGCCATTCTGGTGCAGCGACTTCCAGTCTCTCCCCATAGCGGTTGTATACTGGCAATCCACCACCGCATAACCCAGCAATGGAGATCAGCTCACCATCAAGCGGGCCAATGCCAAGGCAAGTCATATTCAGCGAGTCGTACCAGGAGCCATATACTTCATAATCTCTGGCTACACGCTCCCCTGTCTGGCAGTCGACAACCCCGCGACCATTGGATGAAACAACTAACAGGTGATGAGTCACTTTTGAGAAGCCGATTTCACTCAATCCGCCAACAGCGATTTCTGCGTGTCGCTCCCATCCTTCTGGCGCAAAAACCGTTTCAATCTGACGAAGCCTATCAACTACCTGCTCGCAGTTATTCTGCTTTGGTTTGAACCAACTAAACATGATGGCTATTCCTTAATTAGCCGTGAAAGCGCCTGATACATCCCTTCGCGCAGCACATCTTTATTCACGGCATAATGCAAAGCACGGTGGCAATTGGGGCATAACACCACAGCATTTTCTATCGTATTGGAACTAACTTAACTCCGTACCACAGCATCCGAAAGCAAACGGACAAACCGCCCTGACTTTTTAATCACAATTCATGAATAAAACTTTTTTCAAATTCGGTCTTATTACGGCTTATAAAACCGTCATTATCAACGCCCGCGAAAAGCGCTGTCGCCACTCTGCCGCCATTTTGTCGCCACTTGCCAAATTACAGGCACAAAAAAACCGCCTCGTGGCGGTCATATTCTTTTAATTATTTTCTTATATTACAAGGCGTTAACGCATGGTACCCAGAGCGGGACTTGAACCCGCACAGCGCGAACGCCGAGGGATTTTAAAAAGTTATATGACACTTTTAAAATCATGATGTTATTACAAATCATAAGGCTACATGTGGTCTATATGCGTTAATGAGGGTAAATGTGCGTCCTTGCTGCCACTAGCTTACCTGCGAGTTATTTAAGAATTTCTAAAAATAGTTTAATTATTCTAATCATTAATGAATTCATTAAAAATTCTATTTAATTGGCCGGTTGGTTCAGATGACATGCTTTCTAACGAGACTAGATACGAAGGGGTTCCTTTATCTCTGGGGATCATCTGTCTTGAAAAAAAAGATGCTATAGCCCCTATTGTCACCCCAGAAGCTATCGATAGTGGATCCCAAATACTCCCCCCAATCCCCAGAGACAGAACGCTTGCTGTTGCAGGTACTCCAAAAGTAAAAATGTTATATAGATTCCTCCGGTTAAGCTTACGAAGAGAATCTTTATATTCTCTTTTAGCTCGATTTAAGTTAGATACAAAATCATTGGCTATATATTCAGCATGTTTTTTATTATTGCACCTAGCGATTTCCCCCCTTAATCTCTCCAACTCAATTCTAAAATTTTCTTTCTCATCATGATGTTCCTCAATAAACCTAAATAGTTTGTCCATTGGTATATCGCTCAAATTACTGGGCATTACCCCATTAACAGAACATTGGCACATATATACATCGCTACTTTCATTATAAATAAACTCATCAAAATTACCATTCTGAGAAAAATACGTCCCAACAGCCCATGTATCTGGAGAGTCTGTTAATAAATGTAAATCTCGGCTCTTCGCAACGCTATTTGCCAAATAAAACATATAACCACCAGCTAGCGGAGCTGGTATCGTCATGAACCCATTACATGTATATTGTCTATTCAATTCCTCAAAAAGAGGTAGTAACCTTGCTTCAATCTTTTCAGGATTAATGCGAACAAAACTTTCCGAGTCCAAACCAGCAGGCCATACTAACCCTGTTTCACTTGACTCTATCCTATTATAAAAGCGTAAAAAACCATCTGCAGTACTTCTTTTATCTTTCTCATCAACATTAATATCTAAAACAAACTCTTCCTGACTTGCCAACAAAATACCAGGATTGTCTTGAGGCTTATAGTTATGGGGAACAATCCGAAATACTTTATCCCATATCAGTAATGATTTTTTTAAAAACTCTGTGTCACGAAACTCTATACTTGGATAATAAAGAGCATACCTCATAAAATTTCCTTAAGCATAAATTAGAGATTATCAAACGGATTGAACGTCACGGCCGCATCCAGATGATCCGGCGCGAAATGCGCATAGCGCATGGTCATCGTGATAGAGCTATGGCCCAGTATCTGCTGCAACACCAGAATATTGCCGCCGCGCATCATGAAGTGGCTGGCAAAGCTGTGTCTGAGAACGTGGGTCAACTGCCCTTCTGGTAATTCAATGTGCGCTTTCTTTAAGGCGTGCTTAAATGCCTCATACGCTGGTTTGAAGAGTTGGCCGCGCCGCTTGGGCAACAAGGCGTGCATTCTTTCAGAAATAGGAATGGTTCGGTTTTTCTTCCCTTTGGTTTTGACGAATGTGATCCTGCCGGGAAGGATTTGCGATTGTTTCAGGGTCTGGGCCTCACCCCACCTCGCCCCCGTCGCCAGACACAAACGAACGATGATACCGAGATCTTTATTCTCTGATTCATCGCAGGCAGCAAGCAGGCGCTTAATTTCATCCGGGTACAGAAAAGCCAGTTCTTGATCGCCTTCCTTAAACTGGCGTATGCCGTCCAGCGGGTTTTCTTTTTCCCACTCCCCCATGCGCTTCAGCTCAGAGAACACCGCCCGCAGGTAGGAATATTCGCGGTTAACTGTGGCCTCTTTGATGGCCGTCTTCCCTTTTGGGTTCCATTCACCTTTTAACCGGCGTTCGCGGTAAACAGCGAACATATTTTTATCAACGTCTACCGCAAAGGGATTACCCAGCCGAACACAGATTGCCATCAGTTTAGCGTAGCGGTCTTCACCTGACTCCAGCGTCTGGCCGTGCATGTCATACCAGCGCTGGATCAGGTCTTGCAGAGTTGTACTGTTGGTTTCGGTCGATATCCCTTTTTTCTCCGCCATCAGGCGGCGCTCATACGCGAGAGCCTCACCCCTAGTAGCAAATTGTTTACGAACGCGCTGACCATCACGCCCATAGGGGAAGCATTGGCAAAGCCATTTGCCGGATGGAAGTTTGCTTACAGCCATGTAACATTATCCAGTAAAGCTCTGCCATTGTTCTTCACTGATTATTTTCAGTGGAATGCCACGATTATCCCGGTAGTCTATTGCTTTTTCGATTTTCCGACCGTGAGCCTGATATCTCCAATGTTTACAACTCAATGTACCAATAATAAGAAAATCAAGTTTTGCTGTTATATTATCAATCACCTTCCCGCCTGCATCTTCAATCAGTTTTTTACACACTGATCTTTTTCCATAAAGGAATTCACCTGTCAGACAAACTGTTGCATTGGAAAGAACTAAGCTCTCTATATCATCCACTGGTAAGCGAGTTGCCAGCCCATCCACTACACCGGAATCGACATCACTTCCGGTAAAAGCGATTAACGCTTTTTTCAATTCATCACGTTCTTCTGATGTAATGATCCCATCGGCAAGAATCCGGTTAACCAATGCGTATAACTCTTTTCCAGGGTAATTAACTTTGAGCGAAGCATTAGATGATAGCCACCAATTTAAGTATCTTATTTCTGAATCATTAAGTTCATGATTCGCCATCATTCCTTTACATAGACCTTCCAATAAATGCTTGTCCGCTTCATCAGAGTACAAATCAAGCTCAGGTAAATCAGACAGCTCTTTTTGCACCTTGATTAAATCAGCTTTCAAATAATTCAATTCATACGGCTCAATAACGCCATCAGACAATATATCGGAAAGTCTATTTGAAATCATCCGCACACAATAGTTTTTACTGATTAAATCAGCATCTTTTATCCATGTATCAAGAAACAAAACTTCTTTCTCATCTATATGACCATCACAGTTTATGCCCTCAATGATATTGATAAGGTTAATAAGTAATTTATCTTTATTCCTTTTATAGTTAAAAAAATCTAGTTTTTCATCTGCCATGATATTTTCCTTTGGTGATAATTTCAAAGTCAACTTATAACTACATTTCCAACCGGGAAATCATTTACTAAAAACAATATTGACAAATATTTCTAATTATCACCAAATAAATTTATACGCACTGGTTTTTGTCCTTCATCCTTCTTCCAGTAGTAGCCTGACTGAAGTAATGAGATAAGTTCGTCCTGAGTTATTTTTATCGTATCAAACAAGTCAAGGTTACTTCTATCAAGACTAGGCTTAAATATATCCAGTGTTATTTTCCCAGGGTCATAACTTTCACTTCTTATCATAATTGGTAGATTGGTTAGTTTTTTAGGCGTTAGCTGGTTATCTGGAATGAAGTCCCCTGAGAAAAAACCATCAATAGTTGCAACTGGATCATAACCAGAAAAACACTCATATTTGACTTGTAGTACAACCGCGTCAGGTATTTTTAAAAACTCACTCCACTCACTATAACCCAATTTATCACTATAAAAGACATCACCTCTACCGAAAGAAAAAGAGCTACCTTGCGTCCAATCCTCATATTGATGCTTATTAAAAACAAATTTAGTTAATTTTATATCTAGTGCATTACGGTGAGATTCTCTTATTGCAAAGCGCCAACCAATAGCATAACCATCAACAAAACGAGCAATAAGCGCGGTGCTCCTGCGCGGTTCTCTGATAGTTCGAAATGTTGAAGTTACTTCATTGTGCAAATTTTCTATTTTTTCATTTATATCTTTTTCGTCAGATTCATAAACCTCTGTCGATTCTATTGGGATCTCGCCTGTGTCAACAAATGAAAAAAATTGATCTTTGGAAAGGATGAAACAGTTTTTTTCATTTGCCTGTTTTATTTTCTTCCATCCAGCATTAGGGCCACAACATAGGAAATATAATTTTGCTGTAATACCTTTTCTGACTAACAATCCTTTTTTTTCAGCGAGTGATTCTAGTTCATCCTTTATGTCTTTATCAAAACCAGTAAAACAAATCTCCAAACCACGGAGAGTATCTTTCGCACGCCGATTTTCAATCTTGAGACCTACGATAGTTAAAGGGCCAGCGGCAGAAACCATTTCTTCATTTGAAGAGTAGACATCCAGTATTCTTTCAAGCTTGAAGGTTCTAAAACCTTTCTTGTTGATGCAATACCCTTGAAGATAATTATCTTTATATACTGCATCGGCAACGTGATTGTTAGATGCCTCATTATTAGCATTAATATAAGTAAAGAATATTTCTTTCTCGTTTTTTGAAATCCATTCTTCAAATGTCATAAAAAGCCCTTCTATAAATAGCTATTTGATTTATCTATCTTTAGAGTTGAGATATTTTTTATGTTACTTATCGATACGTCTAACGAAAAAAAATAGCGCCAAGAATTATTCCAGCAACAAACACAGCACTGAAAACCAATGGTTCTGCTTTAAGCACCTCCTGCCAGCTCTGGCGAGCGTTAGGTGCAGTTTGTTCAGGAACTGTCGAACACTGACGATCATCCAACCATGAAAGCGCCTGCTGGAGCTGCGATCGGGTCAGCTCAGTTAATCGTCCAGTACCGAAATGAATATGGCAGTAATGAATTAATTGTTGCCGCTGATCTACCTGCTGGGTATTCTTCAACAGCAGATGAACCAGCGCATTACTGGCATCCTTTTCCCGGTATCTGTCGCGCAATGCCTGAAGATAACTGACCGCCGTTTGATACTGGTTGACCGTCATATCCTCAATGCTTTTGACGCCAATTTCAGCATGGACGCGCTGCCACACTGAAAAACCCTCTTCATAGCCGCCGTCAGCAATTTCTTTTACCAGTTGGTTTAACTGCTTACGCTGCGCGGGAACCAGTGGGCGTTTTTCTTCATTGGCCGCCGGAATAGCGATATTGATCTTATCAACTGTGATGCTACTTTCGTAAAAATCCCGCCCGGCTAGCCGGTTTTCATTTCCATGAGACTCAACACTCATTCCTGGAGCGTTCCCTTATTTATTTTTTGTTTTCGTGATAGTCCCTGCCAGCAACACGCTGGCCGCTACCGGTTATGTTTATCGTCCCTGCTGATGCCGAACTACCTGCCGTCAATGCTGCCAGTGCAGCGGCTTTAACGGCCAGTGGTGCGGCACGATAGATTTTTACCAGTTCCAATTCATCGTTAGATATGTCACCGAGATCAGGCGTCCGCTTTCCGGTAAGAATATACGAAACATCCATACCATACCGAGCACTGAGAAGAGCTAGAGTCACTCCGTCTGGAGCGGTTTCCCCTCTCTCATACTTGCCCCAAGTCCTTGTTGTCGTGCCTAGCTCTTCGGCAATCGCACTTTGACTTTTACCAATCGTTTCCCGCTCTTCGCGCAAACGCTCTCCAATAAGGAATAAAAATTCCTCTTTCGATGTTGACATAGGAAGTTTTCTTCACTAGATTGTGTTGAACAGGAACTTAGTGGATCACAACATACCATTATGACACAAGAAAATCATGATCAGCGGTCGCGTCTGCCGCGGGGGATTGCATCACGCAGCCCTACTCCCATGAGGCTTTCCGAAGATGAACGCGCCAGGCTGGCCGCGTTGGCTGAAAAAGAAAGCCGTTCCCTCTCCAGCATGGCGAGACTGGTTTTTCTCCGGGGTCTGGAATCGTTTAATGCTGAAGGATAGGCGTAATGAGTAAAGGACTAACCATCAATATCAACGTCCCGACGCCGTATGTTTCTCTCAGGAAATACTCAGAATTAACCGGTATCCCCTTTGAAACCTGTCGGGGCATGGTAAAAAGCGGAAAAATCATTATCCGGCCAAAAGAAAAAGCAAACGAGAAAGTAGAGGTGAATCTCGTTGCCATGCTGCGCGATGCCATTACCAGCAGTGAAATATAAAGGGGTGACATGGAGAATAAAAAGTCAGGCCACCAATATGCAATCACACAATTAAGTAAGCACACAAACGTATATCGGGGTTTCTCAATTATCAAATGCCCGCGAACGATATCAAACCCGATTACCCGATATCGTGTTAGTCAGGCAGGGCAGTCTTACGGTTTATTTGATGCACTGGCATTAGCCACCGGTTATATCGATAACCTTTACACAGCGAGGCGATAATATGATTTCCATTGCTCGTCTATTAACTTCTCAGTCACCATCACCAGTAATCCCTAATCAGGGTAAAGGCTGGCTGGAACTGCCAAATGGCCAGCGCGTTAAGCCGTCCGTTAATCAGGTCTATTTTGCACCCTGGAGCCAAAAGCCTTACATACCAGCGTCTAAGCAAAAGCGCCGCTGGTTTTCCCGCCTCATGGGTATTGCGGCGTAGCGTCATGGCTAATACCGAACCCGCTCGCGCCATTCCGCTGAGTATCGCGGAAAGAACAGACGGGCTAAACCACATAGCCATGCTACGAGGGAAACACTTCAAAACAAACAGTGAAAAGGAGATGTGCCGCTTTATTGACGACATGCGGGACAGGATTGATGACGATTACCATAAAAATATGCGCGTGCTGTCAGCAATATTTGAATTAGCAGATATTGATAAGGAACGTCATCACCTGAAATTTAATGAACTGACAACTGACGAAAAAGAAAGGCTGATTAAAGCAATGAATAAGCTCCGCGCAGTTGTGAGTTTATTCCCCAAAAACTTAATTCTTCCACTGTAATAAAAAAACCAATTTTAGGCGTAAACCCGCCGGGGCTTCTATTACCTAAAAAAAGGAAACCACAATGAAAAATGCCGAAGTAAAAACCATGACTGTCGCCAATGATGGCGCATTGGTCGAGCTGCTGAAAAAGGCCCGATTGGAGGAACGCAAAGATCAGCATTTTTCCTTCTCATTGCGCCTTGCTGCGCTGGCTGTCCGCGCTCAACAACGCGACCTTTCCGCCGCCGAAATGGTGGAACTGATACGCCAGGAGTCCGAACGTTTTGAGCGCTCTGCTCAGGGGCTGAGCTGATGGACTCGATTGACATGGCTCAAGAGCGCGAAGCGTTCATCCGCGAAACGCAAATCCAGAAGGCCCGGCAACAGTCGGGCTGTGCCATTTCTGCATTCGTCTGTGAAAGCTGTGATGCACCTATTCCCGAAGCCCGCCGTGAGGCCGTTCCGGGTGTGCGTCTGTGCGTGTACTGCCAGGGCGATGCTGAACTGAAAAACAAACACTATCGGGGTGCGTTATGAGCATTATTGCCACACCGCTGAAATGGGTCGGCAGCAAGGCCCGCATAATGGATATCCTGCGCGAGCATTTACCGGCTGGTGATCGTCTGGTTGAGCCGTTCGCCGGGTCGTGTTCGGTCATGATGAATACCGATTACCCGGAATACCTGCTCGCTGATATCAACCCTGACCTGATTAACCTGTATCAGGTCATCAAAGAGGATGTGAAGGAATTCATTGATATTGCCGAAGGTCTGTTTCGCACTGCGAATACAGCAGAAAGTTATTACCGCTTCCGTCAGGTATTTAACCGCAGCAAAGAGAATCGCACCACCTCAGCAGCACTGTTTCTTTATCTGAACCGACACGGTTACCGGGGCGTTTGTCGCTATAACCGCGCCGGTGGGTTTAACGTTCCTTACGGGCATTATGCATCGCCTTATTTTCCATTGGCCGAGATTCAGGCATTTGCCGAAAAAGCCCGCCGTGCAAAATTCATCTGCGCCGCATTTGGCGAAACATTGCAACTGATCCGCCCCGGCGATGTGGTGTACTGCGATCCGCCGTATATCCCGCAAACGCCAACGGCCAGCTTCACCAGTTATCACACTGATGGTTTCACCCACAACGATCAGTATGACTTGTGCAGCGCGTTATCACGCCTGGCCGAGCGCGGGATACCTGTCATCGCGTCCAACAGCGACACTCACCACGCACACAGCCTTTACCACAGGTTTGATATCTGCCGTTTCACCGCGCCGCGTAGCGTCGGTGTTGCGGCTGGGGAGAGCAAGCAGGCCGGGGAAATCATTGCTAAGCGTCTGCCGGTGTCTGAACGGGGTACGGCATGATGAAGGCTATCGATCTCTTCGCCGGATTCGGCGGTTCATCAACCGGCGCACGTATGGCCGGTGCGCAAGTTGTCTGGGCCGCTAATCACTGGCCCGCTGCGGTTGACTATCATCGTTTAAACCATCCTGATGCAATCCACGTTTGTCAGGACTTGCATCAGGCTGACTGGAGTAATGTTCCCCCGCACGATCTTATGATGGCGTCACCATGCTGCCAGGGGCATAGCCGTGCGCGAGGGAAAGCCGCCGGGAATCCACAGCATGATGCGAGCCGCTCAACCGCTTGGGCTGTTGTGTCGGCCGTGGAATATCACAGGCCGTCAGCCGTGATTGTTGAGAATGTGCCTGAATTTCTGAATTGGGCGTTGTATCCGGCATGGGCGGCGGCAATGGCGGCGTTGGGGTATGCGTTATCGCCGCATATTGTTGATTGCGCTGATCTAGGGGTTCCTCAGAATCGCATCCGCCTATTTCTTGTATGTACCCTCAGCCGCTCCCCGCTATTACTCGCTCTGCCTCGCATCAGTCATGTTTCCGCCGGCACATTAATTGATTTTGATGACGGGAAATGGTCACCAATAAATCGTCCGGGTCGTGCGATATCAACGTTAGAGCGTATCGAAAGTGGTCGCCGCCAGTTCGGTGAGCGATTCATTTTCAGCTATTACGGAAATACAAAAACAGGCCGCAGTCTGAACCGCCCCATCGGAACAATCACAACCAGAGACAGGTGGGCCATCGTAGATGGTGACCGTATGCGGATGATTACAAAACGGGAAGTAATGGCCGCAATGTCTTTTCCGTCATTGTATATCACGCCAGAAAGTCACCGTCTGACCGTCAATATGGCGGGTAATGCTGTGCCTCCCGTTGCCATGTGCCGGGTTGTTGAGGCCATAGGGGGTTGTCTGTGAGCATTCTGCAACTCGCGGTGATGGGTGAATATTTCGCGGCAATGAAGGCTGGGATGAAGCCCTTTGAATACCGGTTGGACAATGCTTACTGGCGGCGTCGGCTCATTGGTCGGGATTATGAGCAACTGGTGATTACATGGGGCTATCCGGCTCGTTCTGATATGTCACGCCGCCTGATCCTGCCGTGGCTCGGCTATGAAATGCAGACGATTACACACCCGCATTTTGGCGACAAACCGGTAAACGTGTTTGCAATACGGATAGGTGACGGGGTTTGTGAGTGATGCCTGAACAGTGGGCCTATCCCTGGAATGCTCCACGCCCGGCGATCTCCGCACAGTCGGGCGTGGCTGATCTTCGCCCCTCTCTACTCGTTACCGATGCTGAACCGCATCCGGCCGTCACACGGCATCTGAGCCGGATGGTTAAACGCGCTCTGGCCGCGCCAGGTGATAACCGGAATCTTAATCAAGCCGTGGCGCAGTTGGAGCACCGGGAGCCGAACGGCACCCAGTTGCGTATCCGTCGCGGTCTGGCGGAAATAGTGCGCTGGGATCATCAAGAAACGGTCAGCGGTTGGATGAAAACGCCGGAAGGCGTGGAAGCCCGCTTGCACGAACAACCGTTCTTTATCCGTGACGTTTACCGCCAAAAAATCGAATGGTTGCGCGCTAACCGCGAGCCGCGACACATCAGCGCCTTTTTTATGGGAACCGTGAAAAAAGCCCTGCTGCGTCTGGATGCTGTGCGCGCACAGCAAGGTGTGCGTGATGGCTTTGCATCGGAACTGGCGGCCTATTGGGGGCCGCGTTGGGCGCATCTGGCCGGGTTTACCAAGCATGAAGTGATCAATGCCGCGCATACCCTTGCGGCTGCCGTCGCTGAAATGTTTGAAACCGAGTGCGGCAACATATCGCCGGAAGACATGACCGACGATGAAATTCAGTGGCTGTACCGCCACCTGGGGCGCGAACTGCTGGCATTACGTGTGACGCCGCCATGCTGGGGGCTGATCATCGGTGATGAACAAGTTCGACACCGCATTTATTCCGCTATTTTACGTATTACTTCACCTGAATGGTGGGGGCGGAAACTGTGGCGACTGCGTTGTGAATGGCGGGAAAATCAGTTTCGCGCCATCGGCGTGATCCACAAAAAACGAATGCCGTATGTCAGCCTTGATGCCCTCAACCAGTGGCAAGAACAGCGTCGCAAGAATCGCGCTTTTTTCCAGACACATGAACTGGTTGATGAAGATGGCAACATCGCATCACTGGAAAACATGGTGTACGGCAGTATCAGTAATCCGGCTATCCGCCGTCATGAGCTGATGACCCGCATGGCCGGTGTTGAAATGGTGGCAATCGCGCGGGGTGATGAAGGTGTTTTCCTTACTATCACCTGCCCGTCGCGTTACCACGCTAACATCCAGAACGGTCATCAAAACCCTAAATGGGATCATGCTTCTCCTCGTCAGGGGCAGCGGTATTTGTGCCGCACTTGGGCGCGTGCCATGTCTGCGTTAAACCGTCGCGGCTTGCGCCCTTATGGCTTTCGCGTTGCCGAGCCGCACCACGACGCTACCCCGCACTGGCATGTGTTGCTGTTTATGCCACCTGCCGACAGAAAGGCCATCACTGATATCTTGCGTGAGTATTTTATTGCTGAAGACCGTGCGGAGCTGGGGCGCAACACCGGCGCACGATTCAAGGCTAAAAAGCTCGATCCGAGAAAAGGCAGCGCGACGGCTTACGTGGCGAAGTACATCAGTAAAAATATCGACGGTTACGCGCTGGATGGTGAGCTGGATAACGAAACCGGCAAGCCATTGCGCGAAACGGCAAAGTTTGCGATGGCCTGGGCATCACAGCATAACATCCGACAGTTTCAGCCGTTCGGTCTGCCGCCGGTAACGGTATGGCGTGAACTGCGTCGCCTGGCAAACCAACTTACCGCAGCCCAGAAGGAAAACGGCACGTTCAAGCGCGGGGCTGCGCAACTTGCTGACCCGGAAATGGATGCTGTATTGGCATCGGCTGATGCCGGTTGTTTTGCAACGTACATCGAAAAGCAAGGCGGCGTGTTGATCCCACGCGAGCGCTACACCGTGCGCATTGCCTATGAAGATGCTGACGAACAAAACACCTACGGTGAGACACCGGAAAAAATCTTCGGTGTGTTCTCTCCACGTCTGGGGGCGATATCCCGTATCTGCACCCGGTTAGTCAAATGGAAAATCCGCAAAAAACAGGCCATTGACGATGGTGCCAGCATTAGCACTGGGAGTGGTTTAGCCGTTACGTCGCCAACCGGCGACGCTTGGAGTTCTGTCAATAACTCTACGGGCGATGAAAAAACATCCATTCCAACGGGTATAGACGGGGATGACTATGGTAGTTGTGAACTGCCAGATGGAGAGCCTGGCGATACATCCGCTCAAACCTTCACCGACTTCGAGCGCATGACCGACCCGGAACGCCGGGCGCTGCTGTCCAGGTTGCGAACACAACCGCCGGATCGGCGGAATAATCAACACTCGCCCACTACTCAACGGAACAAATTTGTTGAAAAACAGGCGGTTGGCAAACTTCCGGACGAGTGGCACGCCAGTATTGCCGATTTCGCCCGCTCAATCGGCTGGGATATCAGCATAGGAGAGGCAAGCAGGCTGGCTGCGGGTCATCCCATTGAGTTTTGTGGGTATCGTTATTACGCCAGAAGAAACGGGGAACTGTATCGTGAAGCAGAGAAACAGCAGGTTGATAAAGCTGGTTTGATGCAGCGAGTCGCGGCGCTGTGTGAGTTGAGTCAGAGAGAAAAGATTAGATAATAAGTTGTCGTTGTTTTTTTGTCTAAATATCTTATTATTGTCTTATCCCTAGCGGATATGCTCTTTAAAAACTGAGGAAACAGATGGTAAGGGTGATCTGGTCGAAGAAAGCACTGAAACAACGTCTGACTATCGACAAACGGTATCAGGCCGCAATAAGTGAAAAGGTGACTGAGCTGGAAAATTTCCCAGCTGTCAGGCTGGATATTGTCCCATTGAAGGGGCAAGAAGGTGCGTTCAGGCTGAGGGTTGGCGACTATCGGATCATTTTCCAAATTACCAAAGGCGAACCGGTGATCTGCGAAATCAAAGAAGTTAAACGCAGAACGTCAACAACCTACTAATCGGCGGGGAAACCCGCTTGTTTTCTCAATGACATAACGAACCGCGACTCATAGATACACGGATAAAAAATATGTCAAAACTACAATATATCAACGATTTAAACGGCAATCCGCAATTCGTTGTGTTGCCGATAGATGTGTACGAGCGCCTGCTCTCTAATGACGATAGCGGGTATGAATCCATTCCCTATGCCGCCGACGAGCATGATGATGAAACCGTGCCAAATGAGGTGGTCAACATTATGTTTAGTGACGATATCAGTCTGTTAGCCGCCTGGCGTGTTTACCGTGGACTATCTCAGTACGATGTCGCGGAACGGCTGGGGACGACGCAATCAGCGGTGTCTCAGTGGGAAGCAAAAGACTCTCGACCGCAAAAGAAAACCCGCGAAAAATTGGCTGAACTGTATGGGTGTCGGCCTGAGCAGATGATTTTGTGATTTATGAGTGTGCATATCTATGTTCGCATGGTTTAAAAAGAATCAATGATGCTATGGCCCACCAGAGATAGTGGGCTTTAAAATCATGAGACACTGAATGAAAAATTAAAAAAAATGATTGAATGTTTTAAATATTGCAGTTAAGTTTAAAGCACAATTAATTGCATTGAGCGAAAACAGACTATGGCAATCAGTCCAATACAAAAGCAACTAGCTGAATTAGAAAAAAAAGTTGAAATCCTAGACAGCATTATTGACATCGCAAAAACCTCAGGAGGTCGCATTACTGACGATGGTAAAAATCTAATTTACATACTGAGAAATGCTGGGATGAGTAAAACAGGTATAGCTAAATTGTTAGATGTATCACCGGCAGCTTTAACAAAATATCAATAATTACAAAAGGATTGGATAATGAAGATTACACCTGAAATCGCGGCAAGAATCGCGAAACTGTTTGGAATTTGGGATATAAAAGCAGAACCGGGACAGTACAGAACAGTCTATAGAGATCCAAAATCAAATTTCGTATGTAATATACACAATGGGAAACGTGGGCTGACGTTAGAACTTCAGAACCCAACTAGCAATCCTTCATATGCACAGGCTATAGAAGAAGCTGCAACTGATTCTTGAACAAACCTGCACAATTTTGCACAATTTTTTTGATGCTATTTTTCCCCTTTCCGCCCGGTACGCACGCGCGCCGGGCCGGTTTCTGCACTTGCACAAAAAATGAAGCGAGAGCAGCGCGCAGGTGACGGGGGAAAGGCCCACGCTTTGGGGGGAGGCAGGGATCGCCTTTGATGTGCCAAATCCGGCCCATTTCCCGCCCTGCCGCGTGCGTATTTCCCTTCGGGAGACGCGGCGCGGCATCCGGTGAGAGCGCCCGATGGCGTGGCGCTGATGCGGTTTTATGTGGGTGGGAAATGGTGGCGTTAGCCGTTGATCTGAAAAGAGATTGTGCGTGGGTGACGTGAAAGTTTTTGAATAAAAACCGCCGCGTGGGTGCGGCGGCAGGGGCAGGATATCACTCGGCTTTCAACAGGGCATAAGGGTTAAAACGGATCACCTCCATCCCCAGCCAGTCATTCACATGCTTCAGTGCTTCCATCACCGGCATCAGCTCGTTGATGGCGAACACCCGCGCGGCTTTCTCCACATCGCCAAAGGAGCCGTTGCCTTCCGGCATAGCGCCCATCAGTTGCGGCGGTACACGGTGCGCCGCGAGGATGTCGTCACGCGTCACCGATTTGATATTCAGGAATTCATCTTTGGCAGATATCTGGCTGAAGGGAATAATCTGCACCCCTTTTTCACCGCCACCCGGCGCATGTAACAGCAGGTTTTTAAACGCGCCTTTACCGCGCGCTTCCTTCAGCGTTTTCTTCACGTTATCCATGCTTTCGGTATCCACCTGGGATGCGCCGATGTAGATAATGCACCCGGCGTGCGAACCGTTGTCATAGTAGAGCTTGCGGAACATATCGGCGGAGTGCGACAGGCTGGCCGACAGCAACGCGCCCATGTACTCCGGCATACCGTAGATCTCCTGGTGAATATCCGGGTTGATGACGTGGCACACGCTGTCAGTATCAAACGTGTGTTCATCTTTCCACTGCCGGATAAACCAATAGGTATTCAGATCGCTGCCGCGTCGGGTGTACTTGGCCGGAACGTGACGCAGGGCAAGCACGCCGCCCAGCCGGTTGACCCGTCGTTCAAGATAACCGTTGCCGAAAACAAACCAGTCGAGCACGAAGGCGGAGAATGCCTGACGCGACAATAACGGGTGCGGGATAAAGCACCCGGTCAGCGCATTGCGTTTGAAGTACAGCGCCGACTGGTGCCATGACGCGCTACCAAATGCGCGGGCCAGCCCGTACCAGTCCACCGGGGTGTCGTAATAACGGCCATTGTCGGCGCAATACATGTTATCCAGCAGGTCATGGCCATCCCTGACCGGATAGGGGCCGTCAAAGGTAAACGCGCTCAGCCCCGGGTCGCTTTTCAGGGCCGCCGCCATATCCGGCTGACTGGCGGTAACCGCCCGGTGTGTGCCGGTTTTATCTTTTCTTTTCATCAGAACTCCATCGCAAAGCCACCGCCGCCCTGCTCCTGGCCGAGTGGTTCATTGATGACGGCCAGCATGGTTGCCCAGGCCAGATCGCCATGATTAGAGCCGCGTGCGCGGTCGGTGTCGTAAGTCATGATGCCGCCCGGCGTCTTGACGCGCCGCACGGCGTTGAACGCATTGATCAGTGCCTGCTCGCTGCGGTCGTATTCCCAGCGACCAGCACGAATGACCTGAAGCATTTTCAGCACTAAGGCGCGTTTGGATGACACCGACATCAGGAAGCACACCGCCGCCGGGAAGAATTTCTTCACAATCTGGTAGACCGCTTCACCGATGCCGGTGCCATCGATGGCGATATGCTGCACGTTGTATTTGAAGGTCAGCGCCTCGATCACTTTCGCCTGTTCTTCGAACTCCAGACCGCGTATCTGTTGGGTTTCGATGGTGCGAAACTTGCCGCCCGCCACCAGTGGCGGTACCACCACCGAGATCGCGCCACTGTCGCCGTTGCCGCTGCTGCCGTTGGCGTCATAACCAACCCAGACGCCGCGATCAGCCATCGGGCGTGACGCGAAAGGTTTCCAGTCCGGCCACTCGTCGTAACCATCGGCACCGCAGCTAAATAACAGGTTGAGGTTAAAGGCAGACTCACCATCACGGACGAACTCGCAGCCGTACAGGTTGTTGTATTCATCCGGGCTGTTTTCGTCGCGGATTTCTTCCAGGTCGGTGTATTCCCAGCCATGATCGATGACATCCTGTAGCGTCACAATCTGACGCCAGGTTTTATCCGGGCATAGCAAACCGCTATTGAGTGCTTTCCATGACACATCAAACGCGACCTTTTGCGCCTTGCTGCGCTTCTCATTCCAGCGTGCGCCTGTCCAGAACGGGTAGGCTTCATGGGTTTCACTCGATGGGGTGGAAAAGTAGGTGCGCGTCAACCCCTTCAGGGTCGCCATCGCCCCGGCCACCTTGCGCAAGTTGGCAAAGTTGCTGACCCAGAAAAATTCATCGAAATACAGGTTGCCGGTGTAGGACTGTGCCGTCGCGGCAGACGTGCCGAGAAAATGCAGTTCAGCCCCGTTGCTCAGGACGATTTTGTCGCCGCCTTTTAGTTCGACGTCCACCTCTTCCGCCACCTTCTGGATAAAGCCCCGGAACTGGTGCGCCTGACGGCGCGAGGCAGAAAGAAAAATCTGGTGGCGCTGATAAGGGTAAGCCACGTCATCACGCAGCGCCCGCAATAACGCTTCACGGGCAAAATACCAGGTGGCACCAATCTGGCGTGACTTCAGGATCATGCGATTTCGGTGGTGGCGTTGCTCATACCAGCCGTTTTGATGCCAGGCCAGTGAGTCGAGAATGTTGGTTCGCAACGCGGCAATCTGTTCGTCAGAAAAGTGATTTTTAACTTTGCGCTGGCGGGGTTTCTTGCTGCCTGCGGCATTGCCTGGCTGGCCGTCATTCAGCGTTTTCAACTGCCGGGTTAGCGCGTCCATTTCCTTCAGGTCGCCACCGGTTTTAGTCGGCTTCTGGGCCAACTGGCACAACCGTGCATCGATAGAATGCGTCACGCGCTGGATAGGCGGCGTCTCGTCCCATTCGTCGCGCTTTTTCCAGGCATACACCGTGTTTTGATTAATTCCCATCAGGCGCGAAATTTCCGCTGGCGGGTAGCCCTGCCAGTAAAGCTGTTTTGCTCGCTGCCGTACAAATGCGTCCTGAATCATGCGCGGTTTCCCCCTTTGCCGGGAAGATTACCCCGCGCGCGATCCGCCTTTCGCTCACTTTCGGCTCTGGCCCTCCGCCGACAACAAAACCGCGTTGAGACAGGGAGTTAGGCTCTGCAATCATGATGTCACAGACACCACAGGACAGGACTACAGGCATGAGCGGTACAGCTAAACCGACCCGCAAAAAATTCCGGGTTGCCGTCTCCGGCTCCACCGTTGACGGGCGTGAAATCGGGCGCGACCACCTCTATGCAATGGCGGAAAGCTACAACCCGCAGGTATACGGTGCCCGCGTTAACGTTGAGCACATTCTTTCCCCCTATCCGGGCAGTGATTTCAGTGCGATGGGTGATGTTATTGCGCTGAGCGCGGAAGACATCACCGACGGCCCGCTAAAAGGCCGTGCCGCGTTGTATGCGGAAATCGAACCCACCGAGCGAATGAAGAAGCTCACCAGCGAAGGGAAGAAGATTTATTCCAGTATCGAAATCGACCCGCAGTTTGCCGCGACCGGCAAACCGTATCTGCGCGGCCTGGCGATGACGGATACCCCGGCCAGCCTGGGCACCGATCGCCTGAAGTTCGCGGCACAGCAACGGGCACAGGTGCAGGCATTCAACAATCTGCCCGGTGAGCCGGTCATGTTCACCGAAGCGATGGAAGCGGAACTTGTCGAGCTGTCCGAACAGCGCAGCGACGAGGGGAAGCAATGGTTTTCCCGCGTGATGGGGATTATCGGCAAAGGCCGTAAATCGGACAGTGAGCAGTTTAACCAGGTGCGTGAGGCGGTGGAAAACGTCGCCCAGTCCCATGCTGACCTGCTGGACAGTTTCAACACGCTGAAAACCCAACAACAGCAGGACAGCCGTACCATTCAGACGCTGACCAGCGAACTGGCCGCACTCACGCAAAAGCTGGCGACGCAGGATAACAGTTACAGCCAGCGCCCGGCGGCCAGCGGTGGTAACAGCAGCGTACAACTGGCTGACTTTTAACTACCGTTAAGCCGATACGAGACAAGCGAACATGGAAAACTCTACCCGTAATCTTTTTGATCAGTACATATCACGTCAGGCCCAGCTTAATGGAGTGCAGCCGAATGCGGTGGCGATGGCGTACAGTGTGACGCCTGCTGCCCAGCAGCGTATGGAGCAGGCCGCACAGGAAAGCGATGAATTTCTGAAGCAGATTAACGTATTTGGTGTGAAAGCTCAGGAAGGTCAGAAAATCCTGATCGGTAGCAAAGGGCCGATTGCCAGCACCAATAACAGTAGCGATGGCACGTCCCGCCGCAATCCGGCTGACAACCATTCCAAAGAGCCTAACGACTATCATTGCCGTAAGGTGAATTATGACTCGGCGGTCAGTTACCCACAGTTGGACGCCTGGGCATCGCAGCCGAACTTTCAGGCGCTGATCAGCCAGGCGAATGCGCGGCAAATCGGCCTTGACCGCATCATGATCGGTTTCAACGGCACCACCTATGCCGAGAAATCCAACCGTAGCGCCAATCCGCTGTTGCAGGATTGCGGTGTCGGCTGGCTGCAAAAAATCCGCAACGATGCGGGGCACCGCATTATCAAAAACGTCACGCTGACCGCCCGCGACGAAGACAACAAGATTGTCGCCAAAGGCACCTACGGCAACCTCGACACCGCTGTGTTTGACGCCAAAAACAGCCTGCTGGATCCGTGGCATCGCAGGGCACCGGATCTGGTGGTGATCATGGCGTCTGACCTGCTGACGTCCAGTAATTTTCCGCGCCTTAATGCACTGAGCCAGAGCAACCCCAATACCGAGTTGCTGGCCGGTCAGTTGATTGTCAGTCAGGAGCGTGTGGGCGGCCTGCCGACCTTCCTGGCACCGTACTTCCCGTCCAACGCGGTGCTGATCACCTCGTTCAAAAATCTGTCGGTCTATTACCAACTGGGGGCGCTGCGCCGCAGCATCGTTGAAGAACCGGAGTACAACCGGGTCGCCACTTACCAGTCGTCCAACGACGACTTTGTGGTGGAGGACTACGGCAAGGTGGCCCTGATCGACGGGATTCAGTTTGCGCAGGCAGCAGGCGACGGCCAGTAACAGCCAGGCGGGGTAACACTCCGCCCCAACCGGAGAACATACCATGCTGACACCGGCACAACGACATTTTCAGCGGGTCATGGCCGAGCGCCGGGGCCAGGCGGACACCGAAACGGCGGTGTCACGCACGGCCCATGAGCAAATCCTTCACCGTCTGCGCCTGCATCAGGCCGCGCTGAAACAGGTGCAATCTGATGCGACCAAAGCGGAGATGAAAAAAGCCATGCTGCCGGAATATGACGGCTGGATTGATGGCACGCTGGAAGGCGACAGCGGCCGACAGGACGAAGTGATCGTCACCCTGATGGTGTGGGCGATCGACTGCCAGGATCGCGCACTGACACTGAGGCTGGGGCGTTACGTCGTTAAGCATGGCCTGTCTTTGCCTGCCGACAAGTTCTGCCGCGATGCGGTAACGGTACTGGCTGAGGAAGTGAGCAACCCGGTGTTGACGCTGGCAACCACCGATGCAGACGCCGACCTGAGCGGGTATACCGCCGTGCTGGATGAAGTGGCCGCGATTGTGGATGGCAAAGACATGCCGGATGAAGTGCGTGCCAAGCTGTGCAAAGCCCGCGCCTTCTCACGCCGTGCGGCAGTGGATGCACAAACCAAAGCCGAGGCACTGACACTGTTCCGGGAAGCGATGGCCCGCAATCCGAACGCGGGAGTGAAACGGGAGATCGCCACCCTGACGCGGGAGCTGAAAAAGCTCATGCCGGGCAGCAGTGACGCGCCGGAAGACGGTGCGCCCGGCGACGATGAGACGACCACGGAAACACCCGCCGGAGAGACACCGCCTGCGGCTTCAGCCACCGCCGCGCAGCCAGCGGTAAAAAAAGCCGCCGTACGTAACACCACGGCGCGGAAAACCACACGGGCGACGGGCAAAAGTAAAGCTGCCCGTCAGTCTGCCAAACGTTAACGACTTCGGCCCCGTCCGACAGGCGGCGCGCCGGGTGATCTGCCCGTATACGGTCTTTTTGCCCGGTGCCCACCGCCTGACTTTTGGGAGAGTTGAGTATGAGCCTGGTAGCTCAAAAACGTGTCAGCGACAGCGGTGACGTACCGGAGATTGACGACGGCGCGGCGGCAGTCAGCGCCGGGGAGTTCTGGCCGGTGATCGTCCTGCGCGATCTGCGCCTGGCCGCCCGCATCACCGGCGGTATCACCACCACCCGCCTGATGCACGTCACCACTGAAGCGGTTGTGCATGTGACTGACCAGTTGACGGACTGGCAGCAGACACAACAGGCCGCCGGATATGCCGCACTGGCGGACGTTCCGGCCAGACAGGTCAACAGCGAGAGTATCAAGGTGTACCGTTTCAGGCGTGCGGTTTATGCCATCGCCCGCGCGCTGTTGCTGGAGGGATACCGCGATGTGGACACCACGGCCAAAGGCGACAAGGCAACGGACACCTTTGACAACCAGTGTGACGATTTATGGCGTGATGCGCGCTGGAGCATCGCTGATATACGCGGTGCCCAGCGGCTTTTTGCGGAGTTGTGCTGATGGTGGTCTGGGCGCTTCAGGGCGATACGGTGGACTTGCTCTGTTATCGCCATTACGGCACATCCGCCGGTATCACCGAGCAGGTGATCGCCGCCAATCCGGGGTTAAGCCGCCAGATGTTTCTGACGGCCGGGCAGGCTATCACGCTGCCTGATATTCCCCGTCAGACAGAACAGGAAACGGTGCAGTTATGGGATTAAACGATCTTCAGCGCCTCAATGATGGGGTGACCTATGGCCTGTCCGTGATGGTGACCGGCATCGGGGTGATGACCGTCAGTGAGAAAGTCGCGCTGGCGGGCCTGGTTATCGGTGTTGTCACCGCGTGGCGCGCCTGGTTGTTCCGACGTCGTATCGAACGCGCACAGCGACGCCGCAATGAACTGATTGAACAGATTTTACAGCAGTCCGAACGCCGCACGCTGAATACGTCGGAACGCCACGCGGTGGCTATTTTGCATCAGGGTGACGTTGACGATGAAAACCGCGATTAAACGCTGTTCGATTGCGCTGATTGTGGCGCTCGGCGTCACGCTGTCCCCCGGTACCCTGCGCACGTCGCCGGAAGCACAGCAGAAAACGGCCAGTTGGGAAGACTGCCGGGCGTCGCCGTATTACTGCCCCGCCGGCGTGCTGACGGTGGGCATTGGCTCTACCGGTAACGTGCAAAACCGGCCGTACAGCAATGACGAGATCGCCCGCCGCTGGGTTAACGACATGCAGCGAGCAGAAAACTGCGTCAACGACAATTTTAACGGCGCTGCCATGCCGCAATCGGCGTTCGAAGCCATGACCGACACGGCGTTTAACCTCGGTTGCAGTGGCCTGATGTGGTTTACCAACCGGCAGGGCAGCAAGCAGCGCACCACCATCTGGAAACACGCGCAGGCGCAGGAATGGCCCGCGATGTGTGAGCGGCTGACCGATTTTGTCAACAGCGGCGGCCAGCGATCCACCGGGCTGGTCAATCGTCGCAGCGACTTTAAAGCCTGGTGCTTGCGCGATCTGGCTGGTGTGCCATGAAACTGGCAGCCACCCTTGCCGTGCTGCTGGTGCTGGCCGTCTGTGGTGTGCTCTGGCAAACCTACCAGCGCGGCATTGACCGGGCGCATACCGAGGCACTGACCGACAGCGCCCAACAACAGCGCGAGCTGTTAACCGAATTCCGGGCACTGGCTGACGATGCCAGAAACGTGCTGGCGCAGGTGCGCGAGCGTGAGCAACAGCGTTATGCCGAAGGGGAAGAACGCCGTGAAAAGATGCGTGAGGGGATGCAGCCCGATACGTGCGCTAACACTGTGGTGCCTGTTGCTGTCAGCGACAGCCTGCAAAAACGCGCCGCTGTCGTCCAGCGTGCAGATACTGCACGACCCGGTACCGCCCAGCCTGACGGCACCCACACCGACGCCCGTACTGAAAACGCCGGTGACCTGGGGCGAGGTCGCACTCTGGAGTGATCAGCTTTTGGATGCGCTGGACACCTGCAACGCAGACAAGGCCGCCATCAACGATGTATACCTGCGTCGCCTTCAGCGCCTGAAGGACGCCGCCACCACACCATAGGGGAATGCTCATGCTGAAAACCGATTCGCTGCGCGACGCGCTGACGGCATCCAGTACCTGGTGCCGGGCCAACCCGGAAGCCTTCACTGTGTTTGTGGAAGAAGGAGGCATTGAAACCACCGGGGAAACGCCGTCGTTTCTGTACCGCTACTCGCTGGTGCTGTTCGTGATGAACTTCACCGGCGATATCGACGATTTCACCTTACCGCTGATGGCCTGGCTGTGGCAGAACCAGCCCGACCTGTTGCTGAACCCGCAAAAGAACCGCGAGGTGAAATTCACCACGCTTATCAACAACGACGACAGCGCCGACATTCTGTTTGAAATCCCGGTGCGCGAGCGGGTCAGGGTCACACGCGACGATAACGGCATCCTGCGTGCTGAACACCTGCCTGAACCTCGTCCGCGCCTAACCAGCGGGGTATGGGATGCGGTGCTTGACGATGCCACCGGGGAGGCAGCGGCATGACGGATAAATTATTTCACGCGCTGGATAAGGTGTTTGATGACATCCTTTCCGGCCTGTCACCCGCCGGGCGGCTGAAAACGGCCCGTCAGGTCGGGCAGGCACTGCGCCGTAGTCAGCAGCAGCGCATCAGGGCGCAGAGGAACCCGGACGGCTCAGCCTATGCGACCCGCCGCCGCAAGGTGCTGCGTTCGCAAAAAGGAATGGTCTTTGTCTGGGAAGGCCAGGTGCGCCACCTGAAGAACTGGCACGGCGGCCGGGGAAAATTCGGCCGCACGATCACCGGCTTTGATGAAGACCGCAACGCCATCCGCACGTTTTACCGCAGCGATATTGAGCGTTATATCGAGATCAACACGCAGGCAGTGCGCCGCACGACCAGCAAGACAACCCCGATGTTTCAGCGCCTGCGCGGTTATCGTTTTCTCAAAATGCAGGCTGATACCGACGGTGCCAGCGTCGGCTTTGATGGTATCGCCGCCCGTATTGCCCGCGTGCATCAGTACGGCGAGCGTGACAAGGTCCGCCCGGGTGCCTTTGCCCGCTACCCGGTGCGTGAACTGCTGGGGATTTCCCCAGCTGATGAACGCCTGATCCAGGACACGGTGATCAACAGTCTGGGGAGTGCTTCCACATGAGCGCTGAACTGATGCGATTACTGGAAAACCTGTTGCGTGTCGGCGTTGTCACGGCAGTTGACCCGGAAAGCTGGCGGGTGCGCGTTAAGAGCGGTGAATTGCTCACCGACTGGCTACGCTGGAACACCACGCGCGCTGGGGCGTTTAACGTCTGGTTCCCGCCTGCCGTCGGAGAACAGGTGTTGCTGGGTTGCCTTGGCGGTAACCCGGAAACCGCCGTGATTATCGGCAGTCTGTTCAGTGAAGCCCACCCGGCACCCGGCAACAGCCTGAAGGAAATTGTGATCACCGCGCCGGACGGCGCCCGGTTTCGGTATGACGCCGTAGCCGGTGCGCTGGAAGCCACCGGCATGAAAACCGCCAACGTGGTGGCCTCGGTCAGCGTCACACTGAATACGCCGGTGGTGGAATGCACTCAGCACCTGAAGGCCCGCACCGTGGAGATCACCCACGGCGGCACCCTGGCCGGTGACGTGGCACATTCTGGCGGCGCGATGACCTCTAATGGCGTTCAGGTGGATAACCATCGCCACGGTGGCATTCAGCCCGGCGGTAGCTGGACGAGTGACACACAATGACCGCGACCTATACCGGCATGAATCCGCATGGCACCGGCACCCTGACCGATGCCGATCAGCTCTGGCAGTCGGTGCGCGACATTCTGACGACGCCGCTGGCATCCAGGGTGATGCGCCGGGATTATGGCAGCCTGATCCCTGACCTGCTGGATGCGCCGCAGAATGCGGTGACGCGGCTTCAGTTGATGAGTGCAGCCGTTATCGCCCTGACGCGCTGGGAGCCGCGTATCTCGCTGAATGCCGTCGATATTCGTTATTCAGCATCGGGAGCGGTGGAAGCGGAGTTATCAGGGTTGATTACCGAAACGATGCAGGCGGCCAGATCTACCCTTACGCTCAGGAGTGACAGCGATGGCGACGGTTGATTTATCGCAGTTACCCCAGCCGCAAATCATTGAAGTGCTGGACTTCGAAGTCATCCTTCAGGAGGTGAAAGCGGTGATGATTACCGCCTTTCCGGGCGCTCAGCAGGCGTCTGTGACCGCTGCGCTGGCGCTGGAGTCCGAGCCATTAACCGTGATAGCGCAGGTGATCGCCTACCGGGAAATGATGTTACGCCAGCGGATTAACGAAGGCGCGGAAGCCTGCCTGCTCAGTCATGCCGTGTCATCCGATCTGGATAATCTGGCCGCCAACCTGAACACCCAGCGACTGACCATTACCAAAGCGACCGACACCGCCGATGCCGTGATGGAAGGTGACAGCGCGCTACGTTTACGGGCACAGGCAGCCTTTGAAGGGCTGAGCGTGGCGGGGCCAACCGGTGCGTATGAGTATTTCGCCAAAAGTGCCAGCGGCCAGGTAGCGGATGCAAAAGCGATCAGCCCGTCACCGGCGGTAGTGGTGGTGTCGGTGTTATCCACCGAGGGCGATGGCAGCGCCTCAGCTGACCTGCTGGCGACGGTCGATGCCGCGCTGTCTGCCGATGATAAACGCCCGGTTGGTGACCGCCTGACGGTGCAAAGCGCTGAGATTGTGCGCTATGCAATTACTGCGGTGTTGTACCGCTATCCGGGGCCGGAATCAGAGCCGATCCAGAAGGCTGCACAACAGGCGTTAACGTCATGGCTCGGCACGCAAGGGCGCATCGGGCGCGATGTGGCTCGCTCGGCCATTATGGCGGCGCTGCATGTGCAAGGGGTGCAACGCGTTGAACTGCTGGAACCGGCGCAGGACATCGTGATCAGCGACACGCAGGCAGCGTACTGCACAGGGTTCACGGTCACCGAGGGCGGCAGCGATGAGTAACAGCCTGCTGCCCCCATCAGCCAGCGACTTTATGCGCCACGTCGCCAGCTCCACCCAGCGCCTGAGTGAGATAGCAGTCGATATGGATACGTTATGGGACGCCGAGCGCTGCCCCGCCCAATTACTGCCGTACCTCGCCTGGGCGCTGTCGGTTGACCGCTGGGATAAACGCTGGTCAGAACAGACCAAACGCCAGGTGATCAAGGCGGCATGGCTGGTACACCGTCAAAAGGGCACTATCGCGGCCCTACGCCGGGTGGTGGAGCCGTTCGGCTATCTGATTCGGATCACGGAGTGGTGGCAGACCGGCGGCGTACCCGGCACCTTCCGGCTGGATATCGGCGTGCAGGATGCGGGCATCACCGAAGAAACCTATCTGGAGCTTGAGCGCTTAATTGCGGATGCAAAGCCGGTGAGCCGTCACCTGCTGGGGCTAAATATCGTTATGGACTGCGCGGGTGATATTCCGCTGGCTGCTGGTCAGTACAGTGGCGATGCACTGACTGTCTACCCCTACTTTCCTGAAACCATTACTACAACCGGCGCTGACAGGTGCGGTGGTGCGATACATCTTTCTGATAACGTGAGCGTGAATACATGACGACAAAATATTTTGCCTTGCTGACAAACACCGGCGCGGCACTGCTGGCGAACGCCACCGCGCTCGGGCGGCAACTCCCGATTACACAAATGGCGCTGGGCGACGGTGGCGGCACCCTACCGACTCCAGACCCGGCACAAACAAAACTAATCAATGAGCGTCGCCGGGCACCGCTCAACTCTCTGAGTGTAGACCCGGCTAACCCGAGTCAGATTATTGCCGAGCAGGTGATCCCCGAAGATGAGGGCGGCTGGTGCATACGGGAAATCGGTCTGTATGACGCCAACGGCAATCTGATCGCCATCGCCAACTGCCCGGAAACCTACAAACCGCAGTTACAGGAAGGATCCGGCCGGGTGCAGACGGTACGCATGATTTTGATTGTCAGCAGTACCGACGCGGTAACGCTAAAAATCGACCCGTCTGTGGTGCTGGCAACGCGGGCGTATACCGATACTAAAGCCGCCGAGGCGAAAGCCTACGCTGACGGCCAGGCCAGCAGTGCAAAGGGAGAATCACAGCTCTACACCGATAACCAAATTAGCGGTGTAAAGACTGAAACGAAGAGCTACACCGATGCACTGATAAATGGTGTCAAGGGCGAAGCAAAGTCTTATAGCGATGCCCAGACAAGTAGCGCCAAGATTGAAGTAAAAGCCTACGCCGACAATCTGATAACGGCGCACCTCTCCACCGCCAACCCTCACCCGCAGTACGCATTATCAACCGATGTCACTGCGGCGAATAAGCTAAAACTGGATATCGCCGAGATAGTGGGGATCCCGCTGCCGTGGCCGCAGGCGACAGCACCGACAGGCTGGCTGAAATGCAACGGTCAGGCGTTTGATAAAACGCTCTATCCCAAACTGGCAGGCGTGTACCCAACGGGTGTGTTGCCAGATCTACGCGGTGAATTTATCCGGGGATGGGATGACGGGCGGGGTGTGGATAGTGGGCGCACCATTATCAGCAAACAGAATGCAACGGGGCTGCGAACTGGCGCAATGGATTACAACGGCAGCGATGCTGATAGTACGGGCGTGTATATCGGTATCGGGTATGCAGACGCAGACAGCAGCGCAAACACTGTCAACTTTACCAATCAGGGCTACCCCAACGGGGTACTGATGTCGGGCGGAGCAGGAAAAGATAACGGTGTTTCTGGTACAGCCAGCAATACCGTGTTTTCCAGCGGCGTGAACTGGATAACGGTACGCCCCCGTAATGTCGCCTTTAACTACATCGTGAGAGCTGCGTAATGAGTGAGAAATATTCTGTTGCTGTACAGGGTGCCCAACTGGGCAAAAATGGGCTGGCTGAACGTGCGGGTTGGCTGACTGTTTACCATGTCGACCCACCGACGCGCGAGTATACGAGCGCGAGCTATGAATATCTGATGGTCGGCACGGGGTTACCCGCTGATAGCTACGCTGACGCGCCTGATCTGCCAACTGTGGGGCAGGCTTTGCGGCGTAGCGCTGATGGTGCGGGATGGGAGCATGTACCGGACCTGCGCGGCAAGACGGCGTACCGCACGGCGGATGGTCAGCCGCAGACAGTGACCGCTCTCGGTGAATTGCCTGACGGGTTGACGCTGTTTTCCCCCTCGACTGCATTCGATAAATGGAATGGCGAAACCTGGGTAACTGATGTTGCAGCCCAACACGCCGCAGAAGTGGCAGCGGCGCAACAGGAACAGGCTGCACGAAAAGCAACAGCCACGGCGCGGATCACGGAACTGGTTTACGCAGCGGACTTAGGCATAGCGACGGACGCCGAGCAAACCGCGCTGACGGCATGGAAAACCTATCTGGTGCAATTAAGCCGCATTGATACCGCCGCCGCGCCGGATATCAACTGGCCGGAAATTCCCTCCACCTGACTTACCCGGCCCTGTTTAGACAGGGCCGTTAAACCAGCCCTTTTAACGTGTTGACGGTATCCGTCATGGCCGTGCTGACGGTATTCATCGCTTTGTTTGCACTGCTACGCGCATTGTCCATCAGGTCGCTAAAGGATGAAGATTGCAACTTTTCCCGCAGGTCTTCATCACAGCGCTGAAAGCTCAGCGAAAACTCAATCTTCTTTGCCTTTCCGTAGCGATTCAGTTCTGTGCGCGTGGTCTGCATACCGGTCAGCACGTACATGCCGTAAATCTGCCCGGTGCCGTCAATCAACGGCCAGGGGCGGCCGCTGTAGGCTTGTGTGGTCAGCGCGGTTAACGACACCTCGCCGCCGGTAATTTCCGGGTACAGCACACCGCTCAATGTGATTTGATCTTCCCCCGCGCCAATGTATTGCCATTTCGCGGAACGGTTGATCCGCTCATTCTTCACATGACGCCAGGCGCGCGACTGCTGAAGCTGCTGGTAAGGCAACGTTTGCAGCTCAAACACAAACAACCCGTATACCATCATCATCGGTTTTTCTCCTTACTCTCTGTCTCTGAAACTGCCACGCTGAAGCCTGTCGCGGCGGGCCAGTTCTGCACCGACCGCATCGGCCACAATACGGCCCAGCTCGCGGGCGTCCTGCCGTTCAACGCCGTGCAGGTGTATATGGATTTCCCCATTGAACCCACCCGCCGCCGGTGCTCTTGATGCCGGACGACTGACCGGGGCCGCGTCGGCCTGTTTGATGGGCTGTGTTGCCGCGACCACGGCGGGGCGGTCGCTGAGCGCCTGCATGGTCTGCGCAGGCTGTGAGGGGGCAGAAGGTGTGCCGCCAGTAAGCCGGGATTCCTGCCATTCGCCACGCACAGCCAGCGCTTTCGGCAGGTTTTTGAAAACGATATCGCCGGGGCCGATGCGCTTTTTGGTTTCTTCCAGCACGCCGCCAGTGTTGTCGGCAATCTTCTGTAAACGGCGTTGGGTACCGCTGTCCCCGGTCAGGGGTGGCTTAGGCGCGGGTGGCGGTGCGGTGGTTGCTTCCTTCAGGTCGCCTGTCAGGTTGGCGACCAGACCTTGCAGCCGGTCTTTCCCTTCCGGCGTCAGCTCTTTCAACTGATCGGCTTTTTTCTGCGCCGCATCCAGTCCGGACGGAATTAAACCGAGCTTTTCCAGAATCCAGCCGATCCCCTCCATCAGTTTTTGCAACGGCAATAACAGCATTTCCAGCGCCGACCCTAGCACCTTGCCGAACCCATAGCCCGCAATTGCGCAGTCATCCAGCGTCTTCTTTGTGGTCTGGATAGGCTGAAAAAGCTGCGTAAATCGATCCCACAGGCGTGACACGGCCGACACAGTCACATCAAAGACGGGAGCCAGGCCCGTAAATGCCTGCCGAATGGGGCCAAGGCTGATAACAATGCCGGTAAACATCCCGCTGAAAAACGTTCTGATAGGCTCCCAGAATCGCCAGATAAGCAGCCCGGCCGCCACAAACGCCGCGCCAATCAATCCTATGGGGCTTAACAGCAATGACAGCACGCCACCTAACACCGAGACAGCACCGCTGATCAGGCTCCACAGCACGGGCAAACCGCTCAGCCGCAACAACAGCCCGCTAACGCCCCTGACCAGTGACCCTAATGCGGACACCGGCGAGGTAAACACGGCCAGTAACATGCCACGCAGTGGGGTCAGTGTCGCGGTTAGTCGGCCTGTGCTGCCGGAGAAAAGCTGTAGCCAGCCGCCCATGCGTGCCATCGGCCCGCCGAGCAGGCTACCTAACCCGGAGAACATCGACACCGCGCCACCGACACCCCGCGACCCCAGCAGTAGCGAAAAGCCGAGCTGGAGCTTAGTCAGCGGCCCCATCAGCAGACCGATTGCCAGTGAGGTACCACCGACCGCCACCGCGAATGCTGCCGCACCGCCGACAGCCAGTAACAGCGTTTGCGTCAGCCTGGGGTTTTCCCTCACCCAGTTGCTCACAGTGGTGATCACATCGCTTAACCCCTGCGTCAGGCTGCGCAGTGACCGGTCTGTTGTCTCTTCAACCTGAATACGAAACCCTTCCCAGGCACTGTCGAGGTTTTTAAGGTCACCGCCCAGGTTATCCGCCATCTTTTTGGCGACAGCATCCGCTTCACCCTTGGCTTTCTTCAGCTCACCAGACAGCTTACCCAATGCGCCGCTACCGGCCGCTTGTACCAACGTTTGCAGACCGACAAAGGCCTCTTCCCCGGCAATATCTTTGAAGAAAGACACCTGATCGACCTGGCCGTATTTTTTGGTCGCCTTGTACAGATCACGTAATACGTCTTGCATTGGCCGCATCTTGCCTTTGGCGTCAGCTACCGACACGCCCAGCTCTTTTAACGCCTCCGCTGCTGCTTTCGGTGGTGAAGCCAGACGGGCCAGGCTGGCACGCATGGCGGTACCGGCATCACTGCCGCGAATACCGTTATTTGCCAGCATACCGGCCATCGCGGCCGCATCTTCCAGGCTGATCCCCAGCTTGGCCGCCACCGGCCCAGCGTATTTCATGGTTTCGCCGAGGTTAGACAGGTCGGTATTGGTACGGGTAAAGGTGCCGGTCAGTACATCACCCACGCGATCCATCTGGCTGGCATCCAGATTGAACTGTGAAAGAATGTTTGACCCGATATCAGCGGTTTCGCCCAGCTCCATGCCACCGGCCAGTGCCATATTCAGCACGCCCGGCAATGCCGCTTGTATCGCCTGCGGCGTAAACCCAGCCATTGCCAGAAACGCTTGCCCGCTGGCTGCGTCGCGGGTGGTGAATGCGGTTTCCGCGCCGAGCTTTTTGGCCTGCGCCCGCAGTGCCGCCAGTTGCTGATCGCCTTTATCCAGCCGGGTCAGCGCCTGAACGCGTGACATTTCTTCATCAAACCCAACCGCCGGGGCCAGAAACTGCCCGCCTGCATATCCGACAGCCGCACCACCCGCCACAGCCATCGTGCCGCTGCCACGCAGTTTGCCCGCCGTCTGTTGCATGCGTTCATAACGGGCGCGTGCCTGCGTAACCGCGGCCAGTTGCCGCCGCTCTCGCTCCAGTGTCTGGTTATATTGTTCGGTGCGCCGGATGGCGCTCTGGATAGTGGCGTTACTGCCGACAAGCGATACACCGTGACCGCGTAGTGCCTGCGATGCAGCGCGCAGTTTCACCATTTCCTGATCACGGGTGACGTTCAGCCGTTCCAGTTTTGCGGCCAGTGCGGCCATGTGTTCCCGTTGCTTATCGGTCAGCACGGTATTGTTTTGCTGGGCCTTTTTCAGCCCGTCCAGGCTGCGGCTGGCTTCATCAATCTTGCGTGAGGTCTTTTGTACGCTGTCGCGCAGGCGGTTGAAGGTTCTGGACTGATTATCCAGATCCTTAATCGCGGCCTGGGTGCGTTTGAGGGATTCAGACAAACCGCCCGCACTCTGGCGGGCGGCGTTGACCGGGCGGGTCAGCCGGTCGATAGCGCTGAAGGCTACGCGGATATCAAGGCTTTTCATCGGCTTCACTGGCTCCACTTCGGATAGCCGCCCGCGCGCGCCAGGCTATCACGTCGCCCAGATCCATGCTGAACAGTTCAGAGGGCGGCCAGTTAAAAACAACGGCGATATCAGCGACCAGATCGTCTATCTGGTCGAACTGCAAGACGGTTATGCTTCCTCCGTCGCCTCCGCGTTCGGTTCGCCAGGCTCCGCATGCACTAAAAAAGGCGTGATGGCCTCCGCCAGTCGCATGAAATCGCGGGTATCCATCGCGTTAATCTCGGCCAGCTTCAGCTTTGGCGAGGTAACGCGTGTTAACAGGGTGGTGATGGAATCCACATCCATATTCAGGACGTTGACCAGCCGCAGGCCGCGCAGTGAGCCAGCCTGTTTGATATCGTCGGTGATGCTCACCTGGTTGATGGCGTTATCGCCCCGCACGATAGGTGTCGCCAGGGTTACGGTGTGTTCATTCGGTGTGTTCATGGTGACAGGCTCCGGGCGGCTTGTGGCCGCCATGATTCAGGTTGTTCAGTTACCCAGCCCAGCGCAGACGTGATGCGATCCGGGTAGATGTTTTTGCCGTTTTTCTTGTAGATGAAATTCAGCAGGTCAATTTCCAGCACCGATTGATCGTCAATCGACAGCTTGTAATAGGTGTTTTTCAGCGCATAGGTAACGGACGTGTCTTCGCCTTGTTTGGACTCGCCGCCGTCAATCTCGGTAATACGCCCGCGCATTTCCACCTCGACAAGCTGGCTATCGCCGTCGGTGTAGTATTCCCCCGCGAAGCGCAGGCGAACGTCATCGATATCGCCGCCGTATTCCAGCAACAGCTTTTTCTCCATGCCGCCGACGACCATCTGCGCTTCCAGTGCGCCGGAATCCATACCGAGATCGACCGCCACCGAACCAATCATGCCCGCACCCTGAAAGTCTTCAGTCTTGCGGGTCAGCTTTGGCAGCGTGACGGATGTGACCTTGCCGATCTGGTTGTTGCCGTTCACAAAACAGGTGAACAGGCGCAATTTATGCGGTACGGCCATTTACACACCTCCCAGTGACGAGAACGCGGAGTCAAAATAGTCATCGGTGAAGGTCTGGTATAACGTCAGGTCTTCCAGTGGCGGCACCGGCGTGTACTTGTAACGCACGCGCACCTGTCCCTGTCGCAGGCCGGTTGTGGGGTTGTCCTGAATATCGAACCAGCATTCCCCGCCGATCAGCCTGCCCGCTGTGACCAGCGCGCTCAGCTTGCCGTTTATGCCGTTCACCACGTCTTTCACGTTGGCCGGAGTCAGTGGCTCGTCAACGGCTTCAAACTGCGCTTCCGCGATACTGTCAGCGAGGATTTGCGCGGTGCGTGTGTACACCTCAAACAGGTAATCATGGGTATCGGTGGTGCGGTTGCCCCAGAAGCGGAACCCGTTGCGCTTAATCAGCGTGGTGATCTCCTGGTTGTTGAGTTCATTGGCGTCGCTGTCTTCAGCCTGAAGCGACCAGAACACATCTCGCGAGATACCCAGCACGTTATTCACTGCCACGTTCGACAGCGACTTATGCCAGCCCTGATCGTTATCAATCGCTGCGCGCAGGCCGCAGGCATAGGCCGACGCCGGAAAGGTTTCATTGCTGCCGCTAAGCGGGTTATAAGCGATGAAATCCGGCCAGATCAGCATCAGCTCACGATACGCAAACTGCGCACGGTAGGTGATAGCCTCCGCCATCGTGGTGCAGCCGTGACAACAGGCATAGACAAACGCCCGCAGGTTTTGCGCAATCACACACAGCGCTGACGTCACTTCGGCGGTGTCATAGTCCGGTACCGCCAAAATCCGGGGCCGGTAATTAACTTTTGCTTCTGCCGTCAGCAATGCATACATGCCGGTATAACTGCCATCTGCCGCTGTCCCGCCGATAATCAGTTGGGATTGGGTTTTGTCGCCACCTTCGGTTGCTGCTGCCACGCGTACCACGATCACTTTCGGGCTGGTCTGGTCAGAAATGGCTTTCAGCGTCTTGTAGAGCGAGCCGGTTTTACCTGCCTTGCCCAGCACGCTATTCACCCGTGTGATGAGCACCGGTGTATTCAGGGGAAAGGTGTCTGCGTCCGCATCTTCCGCCACGGCCACCACGCCAATCACACTGGAATCAATGTCATTGATTGCGGTTACCAGGTCGGTATTTTCACGAACGCGCACACCGTGGAAACGTGTCTCGGACATGTTCGCCACCATTACGTTATTGAGTTCATGGCGATAATCCCCGATATCCGTCGCACACTCACGCGCTGACGGGTCTGGCCGTCCGGCGACAACAAAAAGCCATTTTTCCCCACGCGTGCGCGTGAAATCATGCGCGAAAACAGGGGGAAACGATGGCTATCACCGATCTGGCTGACTCACTTATCACTACGGCGAAACGCTACGATGACGCGCTAACCGAGGCGGTAAAAAGCCCGAACTTCAGCATTACGCTGGGCGGGAAATCACTGAAGGAACTGAGCGACCGGCTGATCTCGTTGTCGCTGACCGACAACCGGGGCTTTGAGGCTGATCAGCTCACGCTGTCGATAGACGACAGTGACGGACGTGTAGAACTGCCGCCGCGCGGTGCCCGGATTGCGCTATCCATCGGCTGGCAGGGTGAGGCGCTGACTTACAAAGGGCTGTATACCGTGGATGAGATTTCACACGAAGGCCCGCCCGATGTGCTGGGTGTTACGGCCAGAAGTGCTGATTTTCGCGAAGAGTTCAACGTGAAACGGGAGGTTTCCTGGCATGACGTGACGGTAGAGCGCGTGGTGTCGGCGATTGCGCACCGCTATGGCATGAAGGCGCAAATCAGCGACATGCTGATGAATATCGAAATCGACCATGCCGACCAGACGGAAGAGAGTGATATGTCATTCCTGACCCGGGTGGCCGAGCAACTGGGGGCGATTGCCACCATCAAAAACGGCACCTTGCTGTTTATCCTGCCCGGCGGTGGTGTAACGGCATCCGGCAAGGCGCTGCCATCGGCCAGTATTACCCGCAGCAGCGGTGACGGCCACCGTTTCCGCATTGCCGATCGGGATGCCTACACCGGCGTGCGCGCCTACTGGCTGGATTTGAAATTTGGTAAAAAGAAGAAGGTTAGTGTAAAGCGCCGCCGGACAAAGCCCAAACCGAAAAAGGAAAAGAGCAGCAGCCGTGAAGGCGATTACATCACCGGCGCGGAAGGTAACGTGTTCGTGCTGCGTAAAACCTACCAGAATGAAGAGGTCGCCAAACGGGCGGCGGCAGCTAAATGGCGACAGTTGCAACGTGGAGCCGCTGAATTCTCGATTACCCTGGCGCGTGGCCGTGCTGAGCTGTATCCCGAAATGCACCTGACGGTAAGCGGCTTTAAACCGGATATCGACAATCAGGACTGGATTATCGCCCGCGTGGAACACGTTATTGATGGCAACGGCTTTACCACCCGTCTGGAGCTGGAAGCAAAAATCCCTGACTGGATAGCAGAAAGTGAATAAAATGGCCGCGAGTTCAACTCCCACAGGGGAGCCATTATGTTCAGATGTCCTTTCTGCGGGGCAATGGCCCGCACCCGTACCAGTCGCCGCCTGAGCGATATCACCATCCGGCAGTATCACCAGTGCCAAAATCTGGAATGTAGCGAGACATTTACCACCCTCAACACGGTAGAACGGCGTGTATCAAAGCGTACACGGGAAGACCCGTTACCACCTGACTTTATCCCACAGGACGCCTTTCCGGCCTCGCATTACGGCCGGGATCAGTTGAATCTGGCGTTATAA